CTCCTCAAAAAGTTAATAAAAGGCAAGTGACGGTGTCACCAGCGGTTCATCAACGCTCGGAAGGCACTACTGGAGGAAAATCCTCTTCCAGCGTGCGTAAGTTGCCTAACGCACGACACGAACGGCCGAATGGCAGTACGGTTGCTGCTGGGATGCAAAATGGGGGTGCGGAGGATCAAAACTTCGTGTCGTCCTATATCTCTCGGTTGGTCGAGCGCGCTGCGCTCGGCCGAGATCCGAAAAGATCAACGATCATTATTGTTGAGTCCGTCCTTTGGCCCTTCATCGTGTCGCGTGCGTTTAGTTCGAAGCGCACGCAATGGTACGATAAAGTTGAGATGCCGCGCTTGCTTAGGTCAGTCGTTCATATGATTGATCAGATCGACAAGCAAGCGCAGCATCCCGAAAATCGGGATCAGTCTTTTGTAAAGTACTGGCTCGATTTAGCCATGTGTCAGGTGGTCCAGGATGAAGCGGGTTCTCCGCCGAAGCCAGACTACGTTGACGCACCTCTCTTCGTTGGGTGCTTGAAGCGAGCTTTGCGATTATGGGTCGCGCGTGGGGATGTGTCTAGAGTTTATTCACTGTCGAAGGGCAGTAAGAAGCTCTGGCCCGTCCTTGGCGAGGCCAAGAAAGCGGCTACGCTTGAGAAGCACAGGGCGAGATTTGCGGAACCTGTGGGAACGTCGCTGCCGGAAGAACTCCGGCTGCAGATTCGTTACCTGTCTCGCAAGATCTTCGTCGGAGACGATCCGTTACCTAACGGACTCAAGTTTCCGGCGACGAAATTTAACCCTTCACTTAGCGCATGTTTGCAGTCGTCACGCTCACGCGGTGGCGCAGCAATTCTTTTTAGCGCATTTGAACCAACGGAACGCAAGCCTGACTTAGTCAGTCGCTCGCGTTTGTTGAACTTGGATTATGAACATTGGCGGAATGCTGAATGGCAGGCCGCGGTGAGAAATGTAGCGTCGCGAGTCAATGACCCGACGCTGCACACTATGAAGGTCGTCTCGATTCCGGAACCATCAAAGTTCCGAATTATCACGAAGATGGATGGCTACCTTGCCACGGCTTTACAACCGTTGCAGGGCGCTATGTTATCGGCGTGGAAGGCGACTAGATATTCTACAATGTTACATGATGATTGCACACAGTTGGTCAACTCGGTGCACAAGATGAACAAGGGGGATGAGTTTTTTTGTTCGGTGGATTACGAATCGGCGACTGATCTGCTTTGGCGTGCGGCGACTTGGGCGGCGCTCGAACCTATGTTCGAGGACTCTGTCTTTGGCCCGCTCGCTTGGCTGTCGTTCCGGTCCGGAAAAATAATCTACCCTGGTGGTGTGGCGATCGAGAGTGAAGAGAGGCAGCCGATGGGACATCCGCTATCTTTCCCGCTTCTCTGTGTTGCAAATTTGGCAGTCTATCAGTGGACCGTTCTCCAAGAGGCGCTTTCGCGTTTTCCGAGAGTTTCTGGCACGCTGAAATCGATGCGTAGGCAGCGCCGCAATCGCGGCCTGTATATCAAACACAGACTTCATGCTGTCATCGTGAATGGTGACGACATGTTGTTTAAGTGCGATCGCGTCTTTTATGACCGTTTCATTCGCAACGCGAAGAGTGCAGGACTTCACATCTCGGTTGGTAAGAATTATCTCTCTAAGACCTTCTGCCAGATCAACTCTCAGATCTTTGTTCTCTCCGACGGCGTTCTCGTCCGTCGGGATTACCTGAATTTGAAGTTTGTGTCTGGCTCGTCCGTTAAGTTGGGCGAGTCTGCGGCGACGCCGACGCAAATTGGCGTCGCCTTGCAGAAAATGATTGGTCGCGCTCCCTGGACCCGCGCGGTAGTTCCCGACGTGTTCGGTCGTTGGCGCACTTGGCAATATCTCTATCGGGGTTTTACTCCGAATTGGTATTTGCCTTTGCACCTCGGCGGTTTCGGTCTTCGACCGTCCTCCGATTCGATCCGGATTACTCGTGAACAGCGCATGGTCGCGGCGGTGTTTCTTGCGTTTCCGCAGTTGACACTGACGCTTACTGGTCAGAGCGCAATTAGATCTTTGCGAAAATTGAGAGAGGTGATGATGCTGAAGAGTGATGTGATGTTAGTGCGTGAGTTTAACGTGCCGCTCGTAGTCCGAAGCGGCTTCGTTCCCGTTCTCGACCTCGGTGGTCAGACGGATTGGGAGGCGAGACTGTTGCTTTTCGCTCGTGCCATGGATCCGGCAGCTTTCATTGCGAGTGATATTATCCCTCGCTCGAGACTGTTGAGCCGTGAGCAAATCCACACGTATTTTCGACGCGTGAAACGCATGTCGATCGATGACATCAATGAGTGGCGTGACGCCGTGGTCTGCGTTAGAGCCGCTGTAGCTCCTCCACCACTACTGCCGGTGAAATTGAGGCCTGTTTTGGCCGACTTCCAGCTGCTTGCGAATCCGGAGCAGCGTCTGCACTATTTGGTGCAAACGCTCCCGTGGTCGTTTGGCGGCGAGTAGTCGGTTAGACAGTGAGTGACCAGGTCGCAAGTCGTTAAACTGCTTGACATGGAGTTCCGATGCGCTAGTTGGCGCGCGTGAGACGACGAGTTGAAGTGACGGTATGTCACCTGCTCGTTCGCCTTCGCGCTAGCTAGTTTCCCAAAACGTTGCCCATCGTCGCGTGCGCGCTTACGGGGGATGAGACAGTCGATTGAAGACATGCCTCTGCCTGCCGCCCGCACTCAACGATGAGGCGTAAAGATTTACGTGCTAACCAAAATGCCGAGAGACTGCACGGCGTGCCGCTTCTGCGGAGCATCGGGATGAACAGTCCGTCGTTCGATGTCGATGGATTCCATACAAACATCGTGTTTAAATACACATAGATTACAACCTCAATTATGAACAAGAAAACAAAAGGACAGAAGCGACAACGTTCGCAGTCTGTCAGTGTGCCTGCGGCTCAAGGCCGCCGGAACCGAATTTCGAAGCCGCGCTTTCACTACAACGCTGAGGGCAACCTGTGCATCGCTCATCGCGAGTACGTCGCCGACATCCTTTCAGATGTCGCCAACGAGTTCGCGTACGACGTGTACGTGTTGAACCCGGCGGACCCGACCACGTTCCCGTGGCTCAGTGTCATTGCGGCGCGCTTCGAGTGGTTTCGCTTCAAACGTCTCAACGTTTCGAGCGAGTCAGCGTCGCCTACGAATATGGCCGGAAAGATCCTTCTGGCTGTCGATTACGACGCAGCTGACGATACTACGTTCGGCTCAAAGGCACAAATGCTGCAGTGGGGCGGCGCAGTCGACGGAAACGTCTGGGACACGTTTACACATGTCTCGGACCCTGTCGATCTGCAGGCGATGGGGCCGTGGCGCGCGACGAATGAAACTCTGAACGAAGACTCGCCTGAAGGGCGAATGACTTCCGCAGGTAACCTGTTTGTCGCCGCGACGGCCGTGTCGCCCAACTACGCGCTGTCGGCTTCGCCGACGCCCGTTTATCCGCTCCTCACTCTGGCGGAACTTTTCATTGACTATGAAGTCGAGTTGCGCACGCCTGTGCTGCATCTCGGCTCGACGTCCGCTGCCGAGACGGCTGACTTTCTTCTGTCGACCTACGTGCAGACGACGACCGCGACGGTCCCAACGGACCTGCTCGCGGGCATGCCGTCGCCCGAGATCGCAGTTGAGAATGGCATTTTGCTGGAACCAGCGAATGCTCAAAGTCGAAACGGCGGAACGGGCAGCACTCCGGCCATTCAATGGCTCGATGCTGCCTCTGGCGCCTTGGTCAATGGCGCGACGAACATCTTGAAGTTCACCAAGGATTTCGTTGGCTCCGTGGAATTTACAGACACCTACAACACTACCTCATCGAACGCGAACCCGTACGTGACCTCCGTCTACTCGACGGCGGATCCGTTGACGGTCCGACCTCTCATCCCGAATCCTCAAGCGCCTTTTGGCCCAGGAGGTGGCATCGCTTCGACGCCACAAACTGTGCCTCAGACGCCGCGGACGACGGTGATTGAATCGGGATTCGATTGGCAGCCTGCACTCAACACTGTGATCAGTCGAGTGCTCGCGAATGCGTTGATCTGGGTGGATGCGAAGGCAGGCAGTGCGATCTCACTGCTTGTCAACCCGTTACTTACGAGTTTTGCTGGCTATGCAGCCGGCAGTTCGCATTATCGGCAAGTTCGCGCGAACAAGAACGCGTGGACGGTCGATCTTCTGCGGAAGAAGACAACTGAACGACAAGCTCGGCTTTTGCTGAGCGGACTGCGAATGGACGCAAACGGTATGTCGAGACCGATCGAACCGACTCCTCAGACGACGACTTTGTTGACTGCGTCGGCAGAATTGCCGACACTTTCACCGCTGTCGTCGCCGGGGGCGTTGGGCGTGGTCGCCTCTGAGACGCCGGACGTGCTCGCGAACGAGGAATCGTTTTGCGGGTTTCGTGAGAAGGCGAACAAGCTACTTGCTGTGTTTGACCTGACCAACGCCGTCCGCGACTTGCTCGTGTTCACCCTCTGGGAGAACTCGTCAAGCTGCGGCGGTGAGGAGTCGGATGTCTACAAGCAGATGCTTGCTCGTCATCTCACGATGTCACTCCCGAACTTGCCTGAGGGCAAGCTCGTGGTTGACACCGTCTGGGCGTCACTTGTGCGAACGCGCGATCTGTCTCGCTCTCGTTGCGTCTGATCGTTCCGAATTGCATCGACTTCGGTCGTCGAAGGGCCCGTAAGGGATAACCAATCTTGTGACAAGCGCGTAGCTCGGAATTGACCGAGTAACGCTTCCGAAAGGATCTCGCGAAATGCGAAGTACCTGGTGGGATGTTGATTGCGTGTGTGTATGCATGTTGTTGACGTTTCATTGGAGAACAGGTGAGCAGGTCGGCTGTTAGGAAGTGCGGCGAAACGCTTGCCACAAGACCC